GAAATACAAACTTTAGTTAGTCAATTCAATATTCGTAAAAACTAGTTTGGTTACGTCCCTTTCTTTTCGTATAATGTTATTAAAATAACAGAATGGCATATAATGAAGAAGATTACGACTTAGATATCTTTGCTGAAGATGACGTAATCGCTTTAACTAAAAGAGGGCTACCCCGTAAACGTAAGCCCAAAGAACCTAGAATATATTTTACTCAAGATACTGAAGATGCTATCGTGGAATATCTTATTACCATTGATATAGCTGAACGTAATCGCATTTATAATGATCGTATTAAATATGGTTTTTATAAATTAGCCGAGAATATTATTCATACGTTTAAATTTTACTATACCGATACTGATACAATTGAAGAATTAAAACATGAGGTAATTACATTTCTTCTTGAAAAACTCCATTTATATAAGTCTGAGAAGGGTAAAGCATTTTCCTATTTTGGAACAATTGCTAAACGCTATTTAATTGTATATAATGAGAATAATTATAAAAAGTTACAAGAGAAGGCTGATGTAGATGAAATTGATGAGGATAAAACTCATTTACATGAATCAATGGACGCTATTGATGAAATGCATTCACCAAACCTATTTATTAATCAGTATATTAAGTATATTGATAAACATATTCACACATTATTTCCAAAACAACATGATGCCCAGACGGCTGATGCTATTATTGAATTATTTCGTAAACGTGAAACACTAGAAATATTTAATAAAAAGGCTTTATACATCTATATTCGTGAAATGACAGATGTATCTACCCCTCAGATTACTAAAATTATTAAAAAATTAGATATTATACGCATTCGGTTATATAACGAATATTATCAACACGGATATATAAAGATTTAATTATTCATATTTATTGATAAACGCATTTTATGGCTAATTTTGACGACGTAACAATATTCGGTAATACATCTTTATCGGATTTATTTAAACAAATACATAAGAACAATAAAGATACTGATAAACAAATTAGTGAATTTATTGAAACATTAAAACCTATGGCAACATCTAACGCGGGCTCCGCGGTAATGTTAATGCCTACTGTTAAAGATTTAATTGATGTTAATGTAAAAAATAACGAACAATTAATTAAAATAGCAGCTATTGCACAACGTGCTGCAACTTCAAATTCAAATTCAGCTAATGATTTAATTGATATGAGTGAAATTGAAGCTTTATTAGCTGAGCAAAAAGTAGTACAAGAGCAAAGTCAAAAATTATTAGAGCAAGCGCCACAATATCAAGCTTAAATGAGAATAAAAGAAAATTTATCATCTGTTGTATCTTCAATAGGTAAAAATAATTCAACTCCTCCTAAAAAAGCTAAAGTAGGAAAAGTATATGGTGTTGTTACAACAGAAAATACTCCTACAGCAGCTATGTTTAAAAAGGCTGGTGGGTTTAATGGGATAGGTACTATATTTTATATTGATTATATTCAATCTAAAACTACAATAGGAAATATTGGGGATGATTTTTTTAATAAGTGTAAAATGGCTAGACCATTATACTCTCAATTTCAACACTACCCTTTATTAGAAGAACTTGTCTTTTTAACAGAATTACCTTCTCCAGTATCACAAGTAACAAATACATCTTTTGCTACATATTATATTAGTGCTATTAACTTATGGGGAAATAATCAACAAAATAGTCAACCTTCAACTAATAATGCTAATTTAGGGCTTACATTTATTGAAAACCCAAATATTAAATCTTTACTTTCATTTGAAGGAGATCATATATTACAAGGTAGACAAGGAAATGCTTTACGATTTGGAACTACAACAAAACTATTTAATAATTTAAATGAATGGAGCGATGTAGGGACAGACGATAGTCCTATTACTATATTATCAAATGGTTTTAAATATGATTCTAATGGAAATTTTCATGTTGAAAAAATAAATGAAGATTTATCTTCAATTTATCTTACATCAACTCAAAAACTTCCTTTACAAACAGACAAAACAGGGACTTTAAATCCACTTACAAACCCCACTAATACATTAGATTATTTTAATGCACAAGTTATTATTAATAGTGATAGAGTAGTATTAAATTCTAAACGAGATGAAGTAATGATTTTTGCTAAATCAAATATTGAATTAAATACTAAAAACATTATTAATTTAAATGCTAATGAACGAGTTCATCTTAATAGTAATACGATTTTTTTAGGTACTGTAAATAATCAATTACCAACTGAACCTTTAGTATTAGGTGGTAAATTAAATACTTTACTAGAAAATTTACTTGATAGTTTATACTTCTTTGCTGGTGCTTTAAGTACAGTAGTTGGTAGCCCTGAAGGAGCACCTGCTATAGATATTACTTCGGCTGCTGGAAGTTTATTAAATGATATAGATAGAATTAATAATAATCTAGAAGGAATTTTATCACAACGAAATTTTACATCTTAATGCCTAGTAATATAAATATATCACCGGCTCTTGCTAAAAATACCATTGAACTAGCTAAAAATCCCCAACAAATTAAAACTTTTGGTGATCAGTTAGTAAATAAAGCTAAAGATAAAATTATATCGGTATCATTAGGTAAAGTTCAAGAATTAGAAATTCAAAAAGAAGAAATTTTAAAATCATCTGTTCAAGCAGGTATTAATCATAATATAGTATTAAAACGCTTAGACACATTATTAAAAGAAAAACAAAGAACCCAAGAACAATATGATGATGCGGTATTAGCAGAAAATGAAGCTTATAAAAAACAAATAGACTCTTTTAATCTTCAAATTAAAAAAATAATTAAGGATATAGATAATATCAATTTAGATCCTTTAAAAAAAATAAAAGAAGATAGAAAAAAAAGAAAAATACAAAGACAAGAAAGACAAAGAAAAAATAAAGTTGAAAGAGCTAAAGCAAAAAAAGATTTAGCTAAAAAAGTTCTTAAAAATGCTATTAAAACTTTAGCTCCTGTAATTGCATTACAATTAACAAACCAATTTGCTATTATTTTATCTCAAAGAGCAAAACTAGAAGAATTAGTAGACCAAGTAAATACTTATATAGAACAAGCTAATACCCCAGAAACTATAGTCATTGCTACTAATTTAAGAAATAATGCTGTTACTTTAATTAATAATAGTATTAAAAAATTAGATAAATTAAAGAAAAATCTTGAAAATATAACTAAAATTTTATCTGTAATAACAGTTATAATTATTATTATTGAAGCTATTCTTCTTTTACCTTTTCCTTTTTTAATACCTATAAAAATAAGACTCCAACCCAGACTTCAAAAAATATTAAAATTAGTAGCTTCATTAAGTGTAATATTAGCTATAGCTAACACAATATTAGAAAATGAGATATCTAAATTGAATGATTTAATTGAAAGATTAAAAGCAATTAATGCATTACTAGATGATCAAGCAAATTTAAACTTAAATGAACAACAACTTGCTGATTTATCTAATACATTCCTTCCTACAGGAATTAAAAATAATGAATTTGAAAAATATAAAGGATTTAAATTTAAAATTAAAGAAGAACAAAACATAGCGTTTGTTGTTAAAGGAAATAAACGTCGCTACGCAGTAGCGATTGATCGTGATGGTGTTGAAGTAATAAAAAGTGAATTATCATTTACTTTAGATCCACAAGACTTAATAGATCAATTAAAATTAGTTATCGATCAACGAAATTTACAAGGATAAAATATTTATAATTATGAACATCAAAGTATTTAAAAGATTAATTAAAGAAGCAGTAGTCGATGCAATGCATGAAGAACTACCTGAAATTTTAAATGAAGTAATGGCTCGCCAGAATAAAAAAGCTATAACTGAAGGAAAAGTAATGAATTTTACTAGTGCTAACGTACCAACTAATCCACTACCTAACGGTGTGCGTAGTCAATTAGCATCTCAAATGGGAGAGGCATTTGGTTTTCAACAACCCATCACTAAATTAGCAGTGATCGACGCGGTTGATGAAAATACAGGTGAAAAAATAAATCCATTTGCTGCTTTTATTGCAGATTCTGCTAATAATATGACTGCTCAAGATAGATCAGGATTAAGACAATTAGATTAATATGCCAATACCTCAAACGATAAGAGTAAATCCACTTGATTTACAAAAAAATATTGCTATTGGGGTGTCATTACCTTTTAATGGTCCGGGTGTATTTAAAAGTACATATACTACTAAAGATCAAATTAAATCTAATTTAGTTAATTTATTATTAACAGACACAGGTGAAAGGATAATGAATCCAAATTTTGGAACTAATTTAAAAAGATTTCTATTTGAAGGTATTACTGATAATAGTTTAGATCTTTTAAAAAATAATATATTAATTAGTATATTAAATTATATTTCTGAAATTACAGTTACTAATATTACTTTAGTTCCTGATACTGATAATAATTTAATAAATTTAACTATTGAATACTATTTAAATATATCACAAACCCCAGACCAAGTAACAGTACAATTTACATAATAATGAATGAAGATAAAAATATATCCTATTTAAATAAAGATTTTACCTCCTTTAAAACAGCATTACAACAGTATGCTAAAACATATTTTCCAGCAACATATAATGATTTTTCAGAGGCAACACCAGGAAATTTATTTATTGAAATGTCTTCTTATGTAGGAGATGTTATGTCATTTTATCTTGATACTCAAGTACAAGAAAATTTCTTATTATATGCTAAAGAAAAAGAAAATTTATATGCACAAGCATATATGATGGGATATCGTCCTAAAGCATCTTATGCTTCTTCTACTACAGTTGACATATATCAATTAATACCTTCTAGTTCTGGAGTACCAGACTATAATACTTATGGCTTATTAATACCAGCTAATACTCAAATAACTTCTACTTCAACAGGTACTAAATTTATTACTACACAGCAAGTAGATTTTACTGATACGGGTAGTACTGAAATTACTTTTTTTGATGATAATTATTATTTATTTAAAAAATCAGTACCTGCCATATCTGCTGAAATAAAATCAACAACTATAACAATTCCTGCTAATCAAAAGTTTGCAGTATCAAATATTTCTGATACTAATATATTACAACTTTTAAATGTTACTTCAAGTGATGGTAATCAATTTTATGAAGTACCTTATTTAGCTCAATCTTCTATATTTCAAAAAGGAATTAATTCTACCTCCGGTAGTGATGGTGTTCCTTATTTATTACAATTACAAAGAACACCTAGACGATTTGTATCTAGATTCTTATCAGATAATACATTACAATTAGAATTTGGAGCAGGAGTATCAAATAAAACTGATTCTCAAATAATTCCAACAGCAGATAATATTAAAACAGGAAATATTACTGATATT